GGTCAAGACTCAGTAATAAATTTACAAACAGGAGAAGTAACACAAAAACAATAAAATGGCTAAAATAAGTACATACCCATTCCCTTCGTCACCGACATTGTCAGATAAACTTATCGGCACTGACCTTAACGATATGCTTATGACTAAAAACTTTACCATAAGTGACATTATATCTGTCGCTGGGTCAAGTACTTATGTGCCATATACCGGAGCTACAACTCAATTAAACTTAGGCCCCCATGATTTAATAGCTGCTAACATTGTTAGAGCAGGTGGCTTATCTACTGAGTTCCTAAAAGCTGATGGGTCTGTAGATAATAATACTTATATTACAACAGGTGCATTAACAGCATATGTTCCATATATAGGAGCAACAGGTCCTGTTGACTTAGGCATACATAAACTAACGTCACAGTCACTTGAAGTTACTACAGATGATGTTATCATGGAGGGCATACAAGCATACTCAGGCAACTTCTTCCAAATTGGGGACAATGGATGGTTGATGTCAGGCTTTATTGTTGACTTTGCTAATAATGAATATTCACTTGGAGACTGGGGCAATGCTGTTAACGGAACTTATATCAAAGTTGATGATGCCAACAGCAGAGTAGAGATAAGCAAAGCTATCTACACCAATGGTAGTGAAGGAGCTATTGGCGATGTATTAGTTAGTCAAGGCGCAGGATTCCCTGCACAGTGGACATCTCCAGCAGCCCCTGCATACGGCTCATTCTACGACATGAATAGCTATTCTACTTTAGGGTCAGTTGAGGAATTTATGGAGTTTGGATTATCAGCAGGTTCTTCAGATGTAAGTATTGTGAACAATGGCTTAGGTAATCCAACACAGATAACTGTAGCTCAAACAGGAGTTTATAATATTCAGTTCTCTGCACAGCTTACTAAAACAGGTGGGTCAGTAGGAGATGTAAATATATACTTTAAGAAGAACGGAGTTAATGTAGGTGGGTCAAATACAATAGTGACATTAGCGAATAATAATCACTATGTTGTCGCAGCCTGGAATATATTTATCCAACTCAATGCAGGGCAGTATGTAGAGATTGTTTGGTACACAACAAATGCCAATGTGCAGCTTACATCTATTCCAGTAGCAGTGCCTCCGGTAGATACTGTACCATCAGTAATACTAACAGTCAATAAAGTAGGTTAATGGACATAAGGAAGATATCGATAGGTCCCGATTACAAATCTGGTGCAATCCATTACATCGTTGGGCAGAAAGTGCTTGGCGATAGCAATGAGATTCATCTTATTAAGAGGGACCATATCAGCTCTTCTATCAAGATATATATAATCAACAAGAAGGGCGAGATAGTCCTTTGGAAAGAATTTAATCAAACGATTCCAACTTCAATCGAATTTAATATAGATTTTTAATGAAATCACCGACTCAATTTATAGTGAAACCTGTAAATGGAAGTCGATATAACAACACAAAGCTAATAGCCGGTATAGAGTTCATTGTAAACACCTCTGAAGAGGAGTTCAAGTTCTCGAACCGCTATGCTGAAGTTATAGAGACACCATTAAATTACAAGGGGCCAATTAAGAATGGGGATACTTTAATAGTTCACCACAACGTCTTCAAGTTCTATAACGACATAAAAGGAAGACGTAAAAGCGGCAAGAGCTTCTTTAAAGATGACCTGTTCTTCATTGATGAGGAGCAGTTTTTTTTATACAAAAGTGAAGGCAAGTGGAATGCCTATGACAAGTATTGCTTCGTCAAGCCACTGCCGGCAACTGAAAGCTATATAAAGAAACCGTTTAGTTTAGAGCCATTGATGGGGACAATGATGTACCCTAATGAATATTTAAGAAGTAAGGGTGTCAACGAAGGTGACATAGTCTGCTTCGCTCCAAATGGGGAGTACGAATTTGACATTGATGGTGAAAAGCTATATAGCCGGTCATCGAGCCATTGAGGAGTTGGTAAAGATTGCTCAAGAGCCTATCTTGGGAAGCGGAGATGATGGTGACATCGCAGCAGATAAGCTAAAGAACGCTGCCGCAACCAAGCGACTCGCAATATTTGACGCATTTGAGATACTCAACAAGATTGAGTCAGAAAGGGAAGCCCTTGACTTTGCAGACAGGGGGATTACTAAAGCAGAATCAAAACAAGGCTTTGCGGAAAGGAGAAGTAAATAAAGACCTCTACTATGTAGTTGAGGACTTAATACCAAAGCAATCTATCAGCAATAAGAGTAGAGTGCGCTCATGGGCATACGGCTATAATGAGCAGTATGACGTAGTAGTCATCTCAAAATCTGGGCAGATAGGACAAATTATAAACATCGCAGGTGTAAATATCGCGCTACCCCCAGTACCCGACAAGGCGTACAAGAGAAGCGATACCAAGGCTGAGCAATATTGGGAGCGAGTACCGGTACCAAAAGAACTTGAGAAGATACCCTCAATATTTGCCTGGAACGAGAAGCCTTTAGAGTTCAAAAACAAATGGGTTGACTACATTGAAAATGAGTTCGACTATAGAGAACAAGGCTTTTGGTTCTACAATAATGGCAAGCCATGTTACATCACAGGGTCTCATTATATGTACCTACAATGGTCAAGTATTGACGTGGGCTATCCTGACTTCCGTGAAGCAAACCGAATCTTCTTCCTCTTTTGGGAAGCTTGTAAAGCAGACCCAAGATGCTTTGGGATGATATACCTCAAGATAAGACGCTCAGGTTTCTCATTTATGTCATCCGCAGAATGTGTCAACATAGGAACACTTGCAAAGGATGCGCGTCTCGGAATCCTGTCAAAGACCGGTTCCGATGCCAAGAAGATGTTCACAGACAAAGTAGTGCCTATCAACAGCAAGTTGCCGTTCTTCTTCAAGCCTATTATGGATGGTATGGACAAGCCAAAGACAGAGCTTGGGTTCCGCGTACCGGCATCAAAGATTACCAAGAAGAATATGCATGAGATTGGTGAAAACGACATAGTAGGATTGGACACAAGTATTGACTGGAAGAACACTGAGGACAACTCTTATGACGGTGAGAAGCTGCTATTCCTAGCGCATGATGAGAGTGGTAAATGGATTAAGCCAAATAACATTCTCAACAATTGGCGCGTAACAAAAACCTGCTTGCGATTAGGTAGTAAGATTATCGGTAAATGCATGATGGGGTCAACCTCAAATGCACTTAATAAAGGTGGGGAGAATTTCAAAACGCTATACTACGACTCAGATGCAACAGTAAGAAACGCTAACGGACAGACAAAGAGTGGGATGTACGGACTATTTATTCCTATGGAGTGGAACATGGAGGGCTTTATTGACCGATATGGGTATCCGGTATTCAGAAAGCCGGAGGAGCCAATAGAAGGAGTAGATGGTGGTATCATCAAAAATGGAGCGATTGACTATTGGGAGAATGAGGTAGACTCGCTAAAAAATGATGCAGATGCACTCAATGAGTTCTACAGACAGTTTCCAAGAACAGAGTCACACGCATTCAGAGACGAGAGTAAGCAGGCGCTATTCAACCTTACAAAGATATATCAGCAAATTGATTACAATGAGTCATTGGTAATAGGGCAGCATATAACAAGAGGCTCCTTCTCATGGAAAGATGGGATAAAGGACACAAAAGTTATATGGACACCAAATAGAAGTGGCAGATTTGCCATCAGTTGGTTCCCCCCTGCGCACTACATAAATAATGTGTATGTCAAGAATGGCATCAATTTTCCAGGGAATGAGCATCTTGGCTCTTTTGGATGTGACCCATACGACATATCAGCAGTAGTAGGAGGCAGAGGGTCCTGTGGATCGCTTCACGGAATGACAAAGTTTCACATGGATGATGCACCAACCAATGAGTTCTTTTTAGAATATGTAGCAAGACCACAAACCGCAGAGATATTTTTTGAAGAAATACTAATGGCTTGTGTTTTCTATGGTATGCCAATACTTATAGAGAATAACAAACCACGATTACTATACCATTTTAAAAACAGGGGATATAGAGGATTTTGTATGAATCGACCCGACAAACAATTTAATAAGCTCACTAAAACTGAGCGTGAACTTGGTGGCATACCTAACTCATCAGAGGATGTCAAGCAGTCACACGCAGCAGCTATTGAGTCATATATTGAGAAGTATGTCGGATTTGACCTTACAGGAACATATAGAGACCCTGACGTGATTGGCAGTATGCCTTTCATCAGAACACTTGAGGATTGGGCAAAGTTTGATATAAATGACAGAACGAGATTTGACGCAACGATTAGTTCCGGACTGGCTATAATGGCAAATCAAAAGCACCTTTATATGCCTGAAAAGAAAGAATCAAAAATTATTATTAACTTTGCTAAATATTCAAACGATGGATTAACAAGTCAACTAATGAAATGAAAGATATAATAATTGATATTCAGTACACAAACTTCCCTAACCAATGGGCAACAGATAAAGAGAAAGCATCTGAAGGCTATGGCTTACAAGTAGGGCAAGCTATACAGTATGAGTGGTTTAGAAAAGACGGAACCTCATGCAGGTACTACAGCCGTTGGAGAGACTTCCATAAGCTCAAGCTTTATGCAAGAGGAGAGCAGTCAGTAGCAAAGTACAAAAATGAACTTGCTATTGATGGCGATTTGTCGTACCTGAATATTGACTGGACACCAGTTCCTGTTATCCCAAAGTTCGTTGACATTGTTGTAAACGGTATGTCAGACAGACTCTTCAAGCCAAAGGCTTATGCGCAGGACGCAATGTCACTAGCCAAGCGCAATAAGTACCAGGACATGATTGAGACGCAAATGGCAGGGAAAGAAATCTTTGCAAAAATCCAACAGTTTACCGGTGCCGATCCATTTATGATGGACCCTGAGAAGCTTCCTGAGAATGATGAAGAACTATCATTATATATGCAGATTAACTACAAACCTGCAATTGAGATAGCAGAGGAGGTAGCCATCAGCACAATATTTGACGAGAACCACTACGATGACATCAGAAAGCGACTTGACTATGACATGACCGTATTAGGCATGGCCGTAGCAAAGCATGAGTTCTTGCTAGGCGAAGGTGTCAAGGTGTCCTATGTTGACCCAGCTAATGTGGTCCATAATTATACCGAGGACCCATTTTTCAAAGATGTGTTCTATTGGGGTGAAATCAAGACCGTTCCGCTCACTGAGCTATACAAGATAAATCCAAAGCTGACAAGAGACGACCTAGAGCAAATCTCAGCGTACAGTCAGTCATGGTATGACTATTATAACGTAGCAAGATATTATGAGAATAGTTTATTTTTTAGAGATACTTGCACTCTGCTCTATTTTAATTATAAGACAACCAAAAAAATTGTCTATAAAAAGAAAACATTAGAGCAAGGTGGTTTCAAGATGATTCCAAAGGACGATGAGTTCAATCCTCCACAAGAGATGATGGAAGAGGGTGGCTTTGAGAAAGTTGATAAGACTGTTGATGTGTGGTACGAAGGTATCATGGTAATGGGTACCAATTACCTGCTCAAGTGGGAGATGGCCGAGAATATGGTTAGACCTAAGTCATCAGCACAACACGCTATGCCAATGTTCGTAGCTTGCGCGCCAAGGATGTACAAAGGTGTTATTGAGAGCTTAGTTCGCAGGATGATACCATTTGCTGACCTAATCCAAATCACCCATCTAAAGCTACAGCAGGTCATTAACCGCATTGTCCCTGATGGTGTGTTCATTGACGCTGACGGCCTCAATGAGGTTGACCTTGGAACTGGCAATGCCTATAATCCTGAGGATGCATTAAGGCTCTACTTCCAAACAGGTAGTGTCATCGGGCGTAGCTTCACCCAAGATGGTGACTTTAATAATGCGAGGGTGCCAATTACGCAGCTCACGTCAAACTCAGGAGCGGCAAAGACACAGATGTTGTTGGCTAACTACCAGCACTATATGGACATGATACGGACCGTTACAGGGCTTAATGAGGCAAGGGATGGCTCAACACCTGACCCGAACTCATTGGTTGGCTTACAGAAGCTTGCAGCGCTCAACTCAAACACAGCAACAAGGCATATCTTGGAGAGTGGTCTGTATATCTACCGCACTTTGGCAGAAGCCATCACTTATCGCGTAGCTGACATATTAGAGTACGCTGACTTCAAAGAAGACTTCGCCACAAGAATAGGCAGGTACAACGTGTCAATACTTAACGAAATTAAAGACCTTTACCTATATGATTTTGGTATCTCTATTGAGATTGCACCGGACGAAGAGCAAAGAGCGCAACTCGAAGCGAATATCAACATGGCCTTATCGAAAGGCGACATTAACCTTGAGGATGCTATCGATATTCGAGAACTTAAAAACCTCAAACTCGCAAACCAACTGCTCAAAGTCAAGCGTATAAAGACTTCCGAGAAGATGGAGAAGATGCAAATGCAAAAGCAAGCAATGGTGTCGCAGCAGCAAATGCAGTCACAGCAAATGGCAGCACAGATGGCAGTGCAAAAGATACAGTTGGAAGCGCAAGCAAAAGCCCAAGTCATACAGACAGAGATGGAGATGGCGATGAAGAAGATGGAATTTGAGTCTCAAATCAAGTCAAGACTAATGGCAGAGGAGTTCCAGTATAGCGTGAAGCTGCATGAGATGCAATACGGTACACTTGCTATGCGTGAGAAAAACAAAGAGGATGAGAAGAACAAACGCATAAGCATTCAGAACACTCAGCAGTCAAAACTGATAAACCAAAGGAAGAACAACTTACCTCCGGTAAACTTCGAGTCCAATGAAGATAGTTTAGATGGCTTTGATTTAGCAGAATTTAACCCAAGATAGTGTGAATCTAATTTTTATTTTATATTTTTGCAACAAATAAATTTACTCAAATGGAATTTAAATCAGTAAAATTAGTCGAAACCGGTGAACAAAAAAGTGTTCAAGAGGTAGAGAAAGAGCTTTTAGAGAAGCACGAACAACAATTTCAAGATGCTCCACAGGATAGTTATATTCCTGAGCCGCAGCAAGAGATTGACCTAAGAGAAGAAGACGTTCTTTCATATATAGGAAAAAGATACAACAAGCAGATTAACTCATTCGATGAGCTTATGTCTGAGCGCAAAGGCGCAGAGGATATGCCTGAGGATGTAGCTGCTTATATGAAATATAGAAAAGAAACAGGCAGGGGCTTTGAGGACTTTCTCAAGTTGAATAAGGACTTTGAGTCCGTGCCGGAAGAACAGCTTTTAAAAGAGTATCTGATATCAACCCAAGAAGGTCTCGACGAAGATGATGTCGATATGATGATGGATGAGTACAGATACGATGAGGACCTTGACGATGAAAGCTATATCAAAAAGGCTAAAGTTGCAAGAAAGAAAGCTGTAAATGAAGCAAAGAAATTCTTCACCACACAGAAGGAGAAATATAAAATGCCCCTTGAGTCGAGTACGGCAGGTGTTTCTCAAGAAGAGAAGGAGGAGTTCAATGCATATCGTGAGTATATCAGAAATGCTAAAACTTACGAAGAGGAAAATAATCGCAAACGTCAATGGTTTGAGAATAAGACTAATGAAGTTTTTGACTCAGGATTCAAAGGTTTTGAGTTCAATGTCAATAACAGAAAGCTTCTTTTCAATCCTGGTGATGCTGCTGAGTTGAAGAGGTTACACTCTAATCCCTCAAGCTTTATCGGGAAGTTTCTCGACGAAACAGGGATGATAAAAGACGCAGCAGGGTACCATAAAGCGTTAGCGGTTGCAATGAACCCTGAGCGCTTCGCCAAGCACTTTTATGAGCAAGGCGCAGCTGATGCAGCAGATGACTTTATGCGTAAGACTAAGAATATCAATATGTCTGAGCGTAAAGCAAATGAGGCAACTAAGGGTAATGATGGATTCCAAGTAAAGGAATTAACTCCTGATCATGGGAAAAGTCTAAAAATCAAGAGTGCAAAAAGATTGTAAAACATTAAATTCTTAAAAAATGCCATTATTAAACACGCCAACATTCGCGCTGCAACCGGCAGCAGAGAGAGTGGCTCTTTCAACAAACTATATTACCAACTTTAACTTCTTGAACCAGTATCTTCCTGATACTTACGAGAAAGAATTTGAGCGTTATGGTAATCGTACTATTTCTTCATTCCTTCGCCTTGTAGGTGCTGAGATGCCTTCAAACTCTGACCAAATTAGATGGGCTGAGCAAGGTCGTCTTCACATCAAATACACACAATGTACAGCTTCTGCTGTTGCTGGTGGTGTTGGAACATTTACCATTGCTGATGCAGGTGCAACCACAGCTGCTATCCGTATTGGTCAAACTGTATTCATCCAAGTTAATGCAACTGGCGTAAGTAACAAAGCTATTGTTACTGCTGCTGCTGGTCTTGTAATAACTGTTGCTTTCTATGAGGCTACGGTAAATATTGTCAATACAAATGTTTGTACTATCTTTATTTACGGTTCTGAGTTTAGAAAAGGCACAACCGGTATGGTTGGTTCGCTTGAAGCTGAAGATGTATTCTTCACTAACAAGCCAATCATCCTAAAAGACAGATACAATATCAGTGGATCTGATATGGCTCAAATTGGTTGGGTTGAAGTAACAACTGAGAATGGCGCTACTGGCTACCTTTGGTACCTAAAGTCCGAGCATGAGACTCGTCTTCGCTTTGAGGACTATATGGAGACTGCTATGATTGAAGCTGTTCCTGCTGAGGCTGGTTCTGGTGCATTAGTAACTGCTCAAGTAGATGGTTCTGAAGGAGTATTTTTTGCTGTAAACAATCGTGGTAACGTATGGGGTGCAGGTCTTCCTACAACTCTTGCTGATTGGGACACAATCGTACAACGTCTTGATAGACAAGGCGCTATTGAGTTTGGTGCTTCATACGGTCTATTTGACAATGACACTACTATGGCGTTGAACCTTGGTTTCTCAGGTTTCCGTCGTGGTTATGACTTCTACAAGTCAGACTGGAAATACTTGAACGATCCAACTATGCGTGGTGGTCTTTCAAATGCTGCTGCTACCGCTACTGGTACTGTAACAGGACTTTTGGTTCCTGCTGGTTCTACTTCAGTTTATGACCAAATTATGGGCAAAAACGCTAAGCGTCCGTTCTTACACGTCCGCTACCGTGCAACTGAAACAGAAGACCGTCGTTACAAAACTTGGATTACAGGTTCTGCCGGTGGTGCGCAAACTAGCGACTTGGATGCTATGGAAGTAAACTTCCTTTCTGAGCGTTGCGTATGTACCCTCGGTGCAAACAACTTTGTACTTTTCAGATTCGGTTAATACATTGCTGCTTTTGGAGGGCGTTGCCATAGCGCCCTCCTTTTTTAAAATCTAATTAAATCCAATAATATGTCAGAGAAAAAATATGCCGATAAGATATATCGGTTAAAAAGAGGGACACCATTATCATATACATTGGTATCGAGAAACAATCCAAAGTTTCCACTGATGTGGTTTGATGAAACCAAAAACGTAAATAGAGTGCTAAGATATGCTTCTAACCAAAAGTCACCTTTTGAGGATGAGCAGGACTCAAATGTAATACTTGAGCCAATTGTATTTGAAGATGGATTTTTAACTGTTGCAAGAACAAATCCGGTCCTTCAAGAATTTCTGCATTACCATCCGATGAATGGTATTGTATTTGAGGAGGTTGACAAAGAGAAAGAAGCTAAGGATGAAGTAGAAGATTTAAACCTAGAAGTTGACGCTTTGATTCAAGCTAGAAATCTTACAATTGAGCAGCTTGAGATGATGACAAGGGTACTATTTGGTAAAGACCCTACCACCATTACAACAGCTGAGCTAAAGCGTGATATATTGGTATTTGCTAAAAACTATCCGCATGATTTCTTACAGGCATACAATGACCCTGAGCTTAACTACCAAGCTAAAATTAGATCGTTCTTTGAATTGAAATTACTTGCCATTAGGAATAATGGTAGAGAAGTATGGTTCAATACGCCAACCAACAAAAAGAAAATGTGTTCAGTGCCATATAATAATGACCCATACGATTTTGCCGGTCAGTTCCTGCAAAGCGATGAGGGCTTAGATTCACTCAAGATGTTAGAAACATTTTCTGAATCGTAAAACAAAAAACATAAAGAGGGTGTAAATATATACCCTCTTTTTTTTATATTTGTAAAAAAATACGGATGATAAACTCAGTAAGGAATACAGTACAGGGTGTCCTGAATAAGAACAACTACGGATACATCTCTCCGCAGGACTTTAATCTCTATGCCAAGCAGGCACAGATGGAGATATTTGA